CAAAATGTTATGATTGACAGTGAGAAATTGAGTGGGCTCACAGGCATAGGGTTAGATTATGTGATTTTGTGTCAAAGCATTTTTAGGGAAGTGAATATAAATGCACTCAGATCAGACAGAAGGAAAATGCATATTTTAAAGCCAACTGGGGTTGATGGTGTTTTTGTTCTTATATTTAAGGGGAACAAGCTCAGAACAGGTGAATTGGTCAGCCAAATATGGTTTAAGGTTATCATCGATCAAGAAAAGTTGTCAAGTTTGAGTGATGTTAGACCAACATGGGCTTTCAAAAGATTGATTCATTCGATCGGTGTTTCACATAGCCACTGGGTCTCCACTGATGCCCACAGGTTGGACCATTACATTAGAGCATATGATAAGATTCTTATGGCTTATTATAGTTTTATGACCATGAGATACAGAACAACATATGATTTCTCAATGTCAGAATCAGATCAATCTAATAATAGAACAATCATTGAATCCATGAAGGAAGATAATTCAAACACTCTTGGTCTAATTATTATGATTTACATGGAAGATCGGAGATCCACATCAAAATTATTACAAAACATTAGGTATTTAGTGATGACTATGATATCAATCTTTAAATATCCTAATAGCGTAATGGATAAATGTAAGGAGCCAATTAGATCCCCATTACAATTGTTTTTTTTAAAAAAAATGGTCGAATTTATAAAAACCATGGAAAAACATGATCTTTCAAAGTTTTATAATTATGGATCTGTGAAATTTGATGATGTAAATAAAATTTTCATGGACAATAAAGGTGGAGCTAGATTGTTACTCCCAAGGCCAGTAATACATGCAGGATATGGGTTAGCAGACTTCTCTGAAATTCTCTCTGAGATGTATTTATGTATGTTGTTTAACAAGAATCAGGATGACCCCACTCATGCCAGCTTTCAGATATTGTCAAAAATGCTTGAAGGAGAAGAATCTATGAGACAAATGAAAGCCCATAATGCTCATTTGGGATATAAATCGGACATTTCTGATGAAAGGTGGGCTTCTGATGTCATAATGAAGCCACATGCTCATAAGTTTTCACGAAGGGCATTGGAAATTGGATCAAAGTTGAATAGAGAATTGGTGGGGGATAGATTGGCGTCAGATGTTAAGGTAGCTGCCAGTAAACCATCAATGGACAAGACCATAGATGAGTTTGCAACATACAAATCAAGCTCAGTCATTGATAATTTGGAATCCAAGCCCAATGAGACAAAACAAAACAAAAGAAGGAAATGTGTTGAGAATGCTATGGATTTGATCAAGGAGGGTCACTTAAAATCATCTGATGTTGCCAAAAATTATCTGGATGAGCCAGTGGAATTTCAAATATTTAAGAAAAATCAAAT